CTCTACGATACCAATAAGGTGAGAAACCTAAAGCTGAAACTTTTGGAATCATAAAACAATTCACATCAATAAATTTATCATTGATAACAGAAGTCCACTTACCCAATGATTCACAGTCATCATTACATATATATTGACCTTCTTGGTCGACAATTTTACGTAATGAATATGCCCACTTATTTCCTTTTGATATAATATTAACCAAAGATTCAATATGATTAGGTTCATACCAGTTATCTTCGTCTAAGAAACATAGAAAGTCACCGTTTGCAATATATGTCATAGCACCATATATTCTGTGACCATTGTATTGGTCTTTTCCTGTTGCATATGGAAGGTCAACTAAATCTATATGTGGATATTCTGATGCTATCACACGGCCTTTTGGTTGACCATCAACAACAACTAAATGTTGTATATTTTTATAAGTTTGGTTTTTAACAGATTCTAATGCCTGTCTAACACATGGTGCACCTGTGGTAGGTGTTATCACCGTTATCAATGGATTCATAATTATCCTCTAGTTAATTTCATTATATCTTCTATTTGTTTTTCTATTGCTGGTCTACGATTAGGCCAGTAGATATATTCTTTATCACCTGTACTATGTAGTTTCTGTAGGAATGGGATAATCATCTTCTCTAATTCCAATAGCTGACCCCTGTAATTACTGGCAGTCAATGATGATGCTTCATATTCCGCATCTTTGGCTGCCTTGTTAATGGTTTCATTATATTCTTTTTCAGAAACAGCAGAGAAACCAAAATCATTATCTGTATTGTGGTACTCTTTTAAAATTTTATCAAAATCGGATAATGGCATATCACTTCTTCATTGTTAAAAAAGGATTCAATTTCTTTGTTTTTGGTGCAACAGAATATTTACTATTCGGCATCTCATCAATTTTTATTTCAGCCTGTACTTCATAGAATTCGGAACGGGTTGCAACACGGACTTTAAAATCGCCTATACCTTCAAGTAAAGGAATTTTTGTATCTATTTTAAGTGGATTCTTATTTGATATACGATAGAAATCATCACCTGCTTGCATGTAGTATGCCGGTTCTGTTTTACCAATAGTATAATGCTCAGTCACCAATGCACCTAAATCTTGACCTTCTTCATTTGCAATGTAACGATTCTTTCCAGGTTGGTCAAAATACTTTTTCATCACCATAAGTGGAACAGCACCTTCTTGTTTTAAACCAGATTTTGTTGTTGGTATTTTAATATCTTTTACTGGAATGCCTGAATACTCAGCAATATCTTTGATAAACTTTTTTGCTTGTGCTGATTTGTTTAATATATCAACTGCTGCTTTTGCTGCAGGTGTTTTATATGTTGTCTGCCATTTACCCTTATCATAGAATACTCTTGGGTTTGATAAGTTATCCTTGTGTGACATTTTAACTTCAAGCCAAGTTTTAATATTCTTATATTCAAGTTTAACATCAGAGTAATCCGTACCAACACTTGGCCTTGTTGCTTTTATTCCAGGAAGTTTATCAACTTCTGCAGCAACATCTTGTTCAAATTTATCTGATACAGCACTCATATTTTTACCTAATAATTTGTATGTCTTTTCCTGAAGTCCAAACCTCTAGTTCGGTACGTAACCTACCCTCAGATTTAAGGGTGTCGTACCTATTTATAGCCTTGCTTTTCCACCAAGCAACAATGTTACTCAATTCATGTTTGTGATAATTTTCACCAGGCAATAATTTGTCTGTCTTACAGTTCATAAAATCAACCATATTGGCAAATCCATAGTCTGAAGTGTAATATCTTTTCTTTTCTGTCAACGCCTTTGCGTTCTCAATCGTTAGCTGGAATGCCTCCCCTTCAGAACTACCTTTAAGAGCTGCTTTAGTTAAAGCTATAATTTTGGTAAAGGTTCTAAGTTTTCTACTGGTAGTTGATGTATCACCAGCCAATAAATCTCCAGTAAAACTTTCAACATAATCTTTAAGTGTATGATATCTTGGTCCATGCATCATTGGTACCATATCAGATTCGGTAAGACCTCTGTATCTAATATATGGTTTCATACCATCATATTGTGATACTGCCTTGGTTGTACCATACAAACTGGTAGTCTCAAACAAACAAAGTTCCATACCATATTTCTTGTTACACATTTCCCTGACTGTATGTGAGGTACAGATGGCAGATAATAATTTACCACCAAGGTAATTGAATCCAAAGGGTTGTGCTGGCACAATAACAAAACCCATAATAGTAGATTGATTGAATCGTTTGGCTGTGTCTGGATCTTGAATCCAAACATGATTTAACAATTCGTTTCTTGGTTTCATATAGATGACTGGTGAACCAAGACGGATAAAACCAAGAATCTTTCCTGTGTTCTTTTCTTTGACTGCCAACTGTATGTTCTTACCAACTGGTGCCTTATTGACATGCGATGAAGTAATGGCAACTAATGTTTCCCATGTATCATTTGGTATCTCACACACCTCAATATCCATATCATTTGGATGCATAGAAAAATCTGAAAACAAATCATCTTCTGGTGGAAACAAAGATGCGGGTATCTGAGCCACAGATTTTAGTTTCTCGTCACGCATGTATTGTTCAATACTACCCATGTCACTAAAATAATCATGAAAAGTATTTGAGCAATACAATGCCTGTTCTCTAGTTAATATCATACTTTAAATCCATCAAATGATTTCTTCTTTGTTCGTTCACGGTCACCAAATGTATTAACTGGTTTATCTACGATACCGGCATCAGCAAGGCCATCTTGACCTGATTGTTCAACATCATATAGTCTCATCTTTGCACGGTCAACACCAAGTGTAAATCGTTTATACAGTGTTGGATCATTATAACGATTCTTCAACTGTTTAACCATAATCTGTCCAAGTTCTTCCAGTTCTTCGGAAGAAATTAGAGCAAACATCAAGTCAGCGGTTGCTGGCAAACCAAAAGACTCACTTGTGTCCTCAAGTCCGGGATCGGAACTGGTAAAACCCGACCGAGTTGTTTGTGTAGCCGAAACAACTGGTACTCCGCATTCAACGGCAAGACCTCGCAATTCTTCGGCAATCGACTTGACATAGGTATAAGAGTTGATGTTTGATCCAGGTTTAATACGAGAAGAACAACAGATATTGAGGTAATCAACGAAAATAATATCAGGTACAAAAGATTTTTTAAGATTGAGTTCATTGAGTAATGTTCTAAAGTGTGTGACGGAAGCAGATGCGGTTGGATATTCTTTGATGATTAACTTACCAACAACTTTCTCTCTCAGTTTGGCAATCTTCTTATCATACATATCTTTTGGTAAATTCACCAAATCATCAATGGTGACATTCAATAAGTTTGCATCTATTCTTTCTGCAATCTTTTCTTCAGCCATTTCCATAGTGATATAGAGTACATTTCTACCCTGCGACATAGCTCCAGCGGCACAATGACACATAAAAAGTGACTTGCCAACACCAGTGCCAGCAAGAGCAATATTGAGTGTCTTAGTAGGAAGCCCACCTTTTGTAATACGGTTAAAGAAATCCAAATCAAAAGGAATTCGTTCTTCTTTTCTGTGGTAAAATTCATATCGTTCATCGCTGTTCTCCAGGTAATCGTGGCCAACCGAGTTATCGAAACTTACGGCCAGAGCGTCCGATAGTATCTTGGGAATCTGACCTTTCTCATGTGTCTTGTCCTTACCGTCCAAGATTGAAATAGACCCCAATACAGCGTTGTATATGGCCTTCTCTTGGCAGAATTGCTCGGTTTTGTCAACAAGCCATTGAATCTTGGATTCTTCACCTTTAGTTTGTTCAATCTCTTTGAGAGTAGTTTCACATCTCTCAACTTCATCAGCTGTAAGATTACGCCTTTCTTTGACGGCCAATACAACTGCTTCAATCGTTGGTGTTGAATTGTAAGCATCCGTGAACGATGAAATCTCATTAAAAATTGTCCTGTCGGTTCTATCTGTAAAGTAATCTTCTTTTAAAAATGGTAATACTTTTCTGAGGTAATCTTCATTGTAAATTAGATTCTTTAATATCGTCTGTTCCAGTTTCATCAATAATTTCCTGTTCAATATTGGATGACATTAATTCCACTAACAAGTCACCGAGGTAGTTTTTAAAGTCATCATCTTTTTCCAGTTTAGCTGGCTTCTTAACTGGTGATTCTAACACATCATAAGCAAAAAGTAAATAGACCTGGTCATTTTCTTCCTTAAATTTTACTTTGCCATATTTGAAAATGGTACCTGTATAAGGTCCTTCCAAAAATTTGATATGTACCGCTGTACCATCTTCTTTTGGATAGATGAAACAATAATCTATGCCTTCAATCATTCCATTTCTCCGTTTGTTCAAAGGATTGTTCTTGTATTGTTTTTTCACCAGTCACTTTGCGTGGTGAAGAACACATAGGACAATTTGGCACACCACAATCTAGTGCATGATGTTTGGCTAACTTATGTGGTTCTTTAATTTCCACACCATGTGCCTTGGCAATCTTAGTTTGTTTCTTAATTGTGTTTTCTGTTTTTAGAATTCGTTTCGAATGTTTAATTCGACTTTCTTCGTCACTCATCATTCAACTCCATTTGATGTTTCTACCTCAAATGTTTCATGTATATCACTAGACATAATATTACCTGAAGCAACACGGTATTTGTTCTCAACGAAATCTTGGAATGATTTGTCTTTGATGATAGGCATCCAGAACTCTTTTGTATCTGTATCTTTAATACGATATTTCTTTTCTTCTACTTCGCCGGTGTTTGAATCAACTTTACTGTACCAGCCATTCGTTGGTTTGACCACGTGCTTGGACTCAAGTGCAAGGTCAAGTAAACCAGACCACTTAGAAATACCACCATCAAAAGAAACAGTAACAGGGATTTTCGATTTTTCTTTGACATATCTAGATTTCTCTACGTTGATAATGAAGTTATAACCAATAACATCGGTGCCTTCTTTTTCTTGTTGTCGACCAATAATAAAGATATTATCAGCAGAGTAATAAGAACCTGTACCACCACCAACAATTGCTTTAGGGAACATACCAATTTCCATGTATGTATGATTTACAACAACCATTGGAATATCTTTTAATGATAGATGTGGTGTCACCATTCTGAATAAGGACTTGACCTGTTTTGCTCTAGACATATCAGCAACTGATTTGCCATCAAGTGCATCATCAACTTCTTTCTTAGATGCCAAGTTACCAATCGAATCAATGACGATAATTAATTTATCACCACGTTCAAGATTGGTCAACTGTGACATGATATCAAATTTTAATTGTTCAATATCAGTAAGGGGAGTATGCAAAACACGATTAGTATCAATACCGAAACTATCAAAGTAGGATTGTGGTGTACCAAACTCAGAATCATAGAATAGAAGCGCTGCATCAGGATATTTGTCCATATAAGATTTAGCCATCAATAATGAAAATGCTGTCTTAAAATGTTTGGATGGACCAGCCCACATTGTAAGTCCTGGAGTTAGACCACCGTCTAACTTACCAGAAAGTGCCACATTAATAATTGGCACAGCCGTTTGAATCATATCTTTGTTGTTAAAGAATTTTGATTTTGCTAGAATAGCCGAATCTTTGATTGAACTATTCTTTTTGATTTTGTCTAATATACTCATATTCATCCTTTAAAAATTTCCACCATCTAAATTTCTTTTGTCTTTCTCTTTGAAAGAAAATGGTTCTTCATAATCATACTTAGGTTCAAGTGTTTTAATTGGCACATGATGTTCTTCATAAACACCTGGAGCATGATGTACTTCTATCATTTCATGTGTTGGTTCTGTTATGGCTGGTATTGTTTCACCAGACATTCCATCTATAACAATTAGGTTATCTTTTTCTACGTTTACTGTTTCTTGTTTAGGAACAAATACAGGTATTTCTAATTCAGGTTCTTTAACGACTTCAGGTATTACATCAGCAACCTTTTGTGTAGTAAATTCTTCTGGTAACGGTTCATCTAAAACTAAATCTGGTTGTTGTCTTGGTTGTGGTTGCATTGACATATTGGCAGCAATCAATAACAATATAGCCAGAGGGTCAAATACGACCATAATTAGCATTATAACAAGTCTAACTGCCTTGTCAATAATATCTTTATCGCCAGAACCATAGATTAGTTCGGCCACATATTTAATTGGTCCAAAATCCGACTCCGCTTTCTGTAACTCAATCTGCAACGGAAATCTTTCTTCTGTGAGTTGAGAAATTGTTTTCTGGTAGGTTTCATTCTCAGTCTGTATACGGCTGCGTTCTTTCTGTTGATTCCGTCTAATGACCACGGAGTTAGCAATACCCTTTTCATCATTGCTGCGGCCCATAGTTTGGTCGACCATTTCATCCATCTGTTTGATAACTTTACGATTCGCATCTAGATTTTCCTTTACGACTTTAATCTTTTCATCTATTAGTTGTACCTTACTTGCCATTGGTGCAGTATCAGATGAATGTTCTAAGTGTGCCTTTGACAAATAACCAAAGATACCCATACTGGTAATCAACATTAAAATAATTGTTGCAACCGTTAGGTATGATTTCATACCAATATGTACAACCTTCCAGTTTCGATATAACCAAGATA